TGCAATGAAACGCAGAAGCATGACCGACGCTGAAGTGTTGGAACACCCATGGACGGAAAACCTTGTGAAGGCGGCCAACATGTACCGTCGGAGTGCGGGGGGCGTCCACCTGGACGTGACAGCCCAAGAAATCATCGCATCATTGCGTGAGCATATCGAAATGCGGGAGCGGAATATGGGCTGGTGGAAGAAAAGGCTGACATGCGAGCAGATGATCGAGCTTGCGCGAGAGTGTGAGCGCCGAAGAACAGCATGAACCCAATTCGCCACACCACTCGCGCACTGGTGCGCATGCTACGCCGCAGCTTCGATGCCGCGACCGGCGGCAGCGATAAGCGCTGGCCGTCATGGGCGAGCCAATACGCGCCAGCACGGCAGCAGCTCGCCGCAAGACACCAGCTTTCAAGCCGCGCCTCATACCAGATCGCCAACTCGCCGACCGGGGCGAGCGTGGCCGACCAGTGGGTGACCAACCTTGTCGGCGACGGGCCATCAGTCCGTTCCGGTCACCCGAGCAAGCCAATGCGCGAGGCGCTCGAAGATTCCTTCAGCCGCTGGAGCGAGGACGTTGACGTTGCGGGCGGCGGCGATCTCGCGGGCTTTCTCAATGGCTCTGTGCGCTCCATCGTCGGTGCAGGCGAGGCCGTCGCGCACATGGTGACGACGCCGCGCGGCGAACTGCGGCTGCGCTTGGCGTCGCCCGAGCAGCTCGACCCGAGCCGCACGCGCGAGCTGGAGGACATGACGAAGATTATCGCGGGCGTCGAGTTCGACGTGAGCGGGCGCATCGTTGCGTATCACATTTATCCAAATCAGCCAGACCTGTTCGTCACGATGGCCTGGGCACCGATCCGCATTCCCGCCGAGGACGTTCTGCACACATTCGAGGCGAAGACGCCCGGCCAAGTAAGAGGTACGAGCTGGCTGGCACCTGTCATGACGACAATCTTGCAAATTGACCAATTGCAGGACGCGCTGCTGGCGCGTGCGAACACCGCCGCGTTGTTTGGCGCATTCGTCACCGACCCTTCCGGCACATCGGGCTTCGGCGCTGGCGCTCGCGACCCGCAGCAGCTCGGTCTCGAACCGGGCGTGCTGCGCCTGCTGCCGCCCGACGCCACCGTCGTCTTTCCAAACATGCCGACCAGCGAAGGCACGCCCGAGCTGCTCAAGCACCTGCTGCGCGCCGTCGCGGCTGGCACCGGCTTGCCTTGCGAGCTTTTGACCGGCGATCTGAGCAGCACGAACTACAGCTCCGCCAAGCTGGGCCTCGAAGCTTTCAAGCGCCGCTGTAAGGCGATCAGGGAAACGCTGCTGGTGGCGCGCCTCTTGCGTCCGATCTGGCGGCGCTGGGTCACACTCGAAATCCTGAGCGGTAGATTATATGCGCCCGACTTCGAGCGCGATCCGTCGCCATACTTCGCGGCATCATTTCTGTTCCCTGAATGGGCCTCGCTCGATCCATATCGCGAGGCGCAGGCCGACGTAACGTTATTGAACGCTGGCATCCGCAGCCGCGCCGAAATCATTGCGGCACGTGGTCGCGACGTTGCCGATGTCGATGCCGAAATCGCGAGCGATACCTTCACCCCACGCGGCCCGGCGCAGCCGGGTCAGCAATTATTGGAGAACGCAAATGCACCATGATCATCTTTTGACGCGCGATCTCGGATCACAACTAGAAGTCCGCGACGCTACCCCGCGCCCGTCTTCTTTCGACGCCAGCGCCCGCACGGTCGAGGCGGTGATTGCCTCGTCCGCGCCAGTGCAGCGGCAGGGGTTTCTTGAAATCCTCGACCCTGCCGGGCTTGATCTCGCCGCCAGCCGGGGCGCTAGTGTGCTGGATAGCCATCAGCAGGGTGGCCTCGACAACGTCCTTGGAACGCTCGACAGCGTCCGCATTGACGGCAGCGAAGTCATTGGGCTGATCCGTTTCTCGACGCGGCCCGAGATCGCGCCGCTGATCGACGACGTGCGCTCTGGCGTGATCCAGCATCTTTCAGTTGGCTATCAGGTCGCGCAGTGGCGCGATGGCACCGACGCCAATGGCAACAAGACGCGCACTGCCGTCAAGTGGACAATCCGCGAATGCTCATTCGTCGCGGTGCCCGCCGACCGCAATGCGCATACGCGCAACGCGCAAATCCGCGAGCTGGCGGCGCGTGCAGGCTGCGCCAACGTGGCCGACGCGCTGATCGCGCGCGGCGCGAGCATCGAGGCGGCACGCTCTGAAATCCTCTTCGAGTTGCAGGTCCGCTCTGCCGCCAACGTCGTGCAGACGGCGCACAATCGCGGCACGCTCGATGATCCGGCCAACCGCGCCCGCGCCGTGGGCGAGGCATTGTTTGCCCGCGTCGAGCCGTCGCACCGGGTCTCGGCCATCGCCGCGCCGTTCTGCAACTTGACCATTCCCGAGATCGCCCGCGACTGCCTTAACCGGGCGGGCGTGGTGACGCAGGGGCTTGGCGGCGTTGCGTTGATCGACAGGGCGTTGCACACGACTTCGGATTTTCAGTTGATCTTGGCCGACACTGTCGGCCGCACGCTGCGGCAGTCCTACGACAGCGCCACCAGCGCCGTGCGCAGGCTGGCGCGCGAGACGACCGCGCCCGACTTCAGGGCCAAGCATCGCTTGATGCTCGACTCGTCCGGCATGACGCTCGAAAAAGTCACCGAGACCGGCGAATTTAAAAGCGGCACGATGTCGGAAGCCGAAGAGACTTATGCGCTCGACAGCTTCGGCCGCATCTTCGGCATCAGCCGCAAGGCGCTCGTTAATGACGATTTGGCCACATTCGCCGACCTGACGCGCCGTCTCGGACAGGCGGCTGCCAACTTCGAGGCGCAGTCCCTCGTCGATCTGCTGGTCGCCAATTCCGGGCTGGGGCCGAAGATGTCGGACGGCAAGTACCTGTTTGACAGCACGCACGGCAATAAATCGGGCAGCGGTGCGGCACCCGACGAGACGACGCTCTCGGCTGCGCGCTTGGCCATGCGACGCCAGACCGGGCCGTCCGGCGGTCTGATCGTGGTCAATCCCGTCTTCGTTTTGGTTCCGCCCGAAATGGAAACCAGCACGCAGAAAGTCTTGACCGCGATCCGGCCCGTCATCGTCGATGATGTGAACGTGTTCAGCAATTTGACGCTGATCTGCGAACCGCGCCTGACTGACGCGACGCGCTGGTATGTCACCGCCGATCCGGCGGCGATGGACGGCCTCGAATTCGCCTATCTCGCCGGACAACCCGGCCCGCAGGTCGAGACCAAAGTCGGCTTCGAGGTGGATGGCTTACAAGTGAAGGTCCGCCTCGACTTCGGCGCGGGCTTTGTCGATCACCGTGGCTGGTACAGCAACGCGGGAAAATAAGATGACCGATAGCATCGCCGAACTGCAGATCGACCTCGCCGCTTTGAAGGCGGCGAGGCGCAGCGGTGCGCAGCGTGTCGTCTTCGGTAACCGCGAAGTCGAGTATCGCACCGACAAGGAGCTGGCCACCGCCATCGCGGCGACCGAGGCCGAGATCGCCGTGCAGCAGGGCGCGACTAAGCCGCGCAATGTCGTCCTGAGAGGTTTGCCGAATAGAGGCTGGTAGAGCTATCCCGCGACCGAAATGCTAGCGGCCGCGCGGCCCGGCCGTATTATAAGTTGTCACTGGGTTGCGGGACTCCTGTCAGTGACAACGGCCGCGACTAATTTGGGAGTGAGCGAATATGACAATTTTCGAGCCTTGGGAATCGCCGACGCGCAGGCGCAAGAAGCGCAAGCCGAACCTCGCCAGCGCGCTGAAGCAGGCGAGCAAGGCGGGCGTGGCGGTCGCCGGGGCGACGATTACGGCTGACGGCGTGACGCTGGAATTCGGGCAGCCGGATGCGGTCAAGACAAATACAAATCCTTGGGATGAGGTCTTAGATCATGAGCGGCATTAGGCTGAAGTACGTCCATCAGTGGGTGGACAAGCGCAACCGTGGCGCAAAGGCCCGCTACTACTTCCGACGTCCCGGCTACAAGCGGGTGCCCCTCCCCGACCTCCCCGGCTCTGCCGCGTTCATGGAAGCGTATCAGGCCGCACTCGCCGGACAGGCACTGCCACGGTCAATGATCGGCGCGAGCCGGACCAAGGCAGGCAGCATCGGTGCGCTGGTTGTCGGCTACTTCTCCTCGCCGCACTTCTTGGCGCTGGAACCCGCGACGCGGCAGACCTATCGCCTGATCCTCGAAAAGTTTCGCAACGAACACGGCGACAAGCCCGTGGCGCTGCTCACCCGCCAGCACATCAACGCCATGCTGGCAGCGAAGGTCACCACACCGGCAGCGGCGAACCATTGGCTGCGGCTGGTGAAGGCGCTGATGGTGTTCGCCGTCAAGGAGGGCTGGCGCAAGGACAACCCGACCACTGACATCGAAAACGTTACGAACAAGACGGACGGCTTCCACACTTGGAGCGAAGGCGAGATTGAAGCCTTCGAGACGCGGCATCCGGTCGGCAGTAAGGCGCGGCTTGCGCTCGCGCTGCTGCTCTACACGGCGCAGCGCCGCTCTGATGTCGTGCGCATGGGACGCCAGCACGTCAGCAACGGCATGATCTCGGTGCGCCAGCAGAAGACCGGCACCACGCTGGCGATCCCGGTGCATCCCGATCTGGCTGCTATCATCGAGGCGACACCGAGCGACCACCTAATCTTCCTGACCACCAGCTTCGGTAAGCCATTCACCGCTCCGGGCTTCGGCAACTGGTTCCGCGAGCAGTGCAATGCGGCAGGTCTCCCGAGGCAGTGTGCCGCCCACGGGCTACGCAAGGCCGCCTGTAGGCGGCTGGCCGAGGCTGGCTGCTCGGCCAACGTCATCGCCTCGATAAGCGGCCATGCGACCCTCACTGAGGTCGCCCGCTACACCAAGGCGGCGGATCAGGAGCGCATGGCGCGCGACGGCATGGCAGCGATCGGATCGAGAACAGGCAGTGGCAACGGACCAAAAAGCGTTGCCAAATCAGGGGAAAAGTCTTGATGTTTCAAGCACCTGAAAAGCAGGTGGCGGGAGCGACGGGACTCGAACCCGCGGCCTCTGCCGTGACAGGGCAGCGCTCTAACCAACTGAGCTACGCCCCCGCGGGCGTGGGATCGAGTTATAGGCGCCCCTACCCCAAGTCAAGGCAAACGCCACTCAGCGCAGGGAAATTGAGAAAAAGCCTTATTTACCGATAAGATTCGATGGTCAGAGTACCCCCGAATCGTCTATGCGGGCAGTGTTTGGCGCTTCGCCAAACCCGCGGATTCAATAGGAGGGTCCCACCGATGGCAATGGTTCCTGGAAAAGCCCCGACAGCGACAAAAGCCCCGACACCGCCAACCGTCACATTGAAGCATCTCGCGGCCGCGCTCGCGGAAACGCACGAGATGTCGAAGAAGCAGGCGGAAGCCGTACTCGGCGATTTCATCGGCAACATCGTCAAGCACTTGAAGAAGGGCGAGCGTATCCGCATCGGCGGCCTCGGCATCCTTCAGGTGCGCAAGCGTGCCGCGCGCATGGGCCGTAACCCTGCGACCGGCGAAGCGATCCAGATCAAGGCGAGCAAGAAGGTCGCTTTCCGCGCGTCTAAGGAATTGAAAGAATCGGTCTGACGGCTCTAAAGGCCGGACCCTCCGGGGAAATAGCGGCAGGCAAGGAGCGAAGTGCTGCTCGCCTGCCGTTTCGTATTTAATCAGAAATATTTTTATAGACCCCCGCCTTCGCTGAAGATACGGCGGGCAATCTCCGCTGCTTCGCAGCGAAGGTTGGTGGGCGGTGACGGACTCGAACCGCCGACATCCTGCGTGTAAAGCAGGCGCTCTACCAACTGAGCTAACCGCCCGGCTTAAGCCCAATATCGCCGGATCGCGTGGCGATGCAAGCGGCGCTGCCCACATCCCCCGCGCCCTAAACGAAAACGGCGCCTTGCGGCGCCGTTTCCTGTTTTCGTTCTGCGGACCTCGTTTAGTGCGCGGTCAGCCCTGAACCGTCTTCCTCCACCGCGGGCTCGGAGGTCGCCGCCGCTGCTGCTAGCTTGGCGCGCTCCTCATCCCAGGTGATCGGCTCCAGCTTGCGCACCAGCGCGTGGGCCAGCACTTCGTCCATGCGGGTGACTGGAATGATCTCCAGGCCCTTCTTGATCGTGTCGGAGATCTCCACCAGATCCTTGGCGTTCTCCTCCGGGATCAGCACGGTTTTCATGCCGCCGCGTGAAGCGGCCAACAGCTTCTCTTTCAGGCCGCCGATCGGCAGCACGCGGCCACGCAGCGTGATTTCGCCGGTCATAGCGACATCGCGGCGCACCGGGATGCCGGTCATCACCGAAACGATCGCGGTGACCATTGCGACGCCCGCCGACGGTCCATCCTTCGGCGTCGCGCCTTCCGGCACGTGCACGTGGATGTCACGCTTGTCGAACAGCGGCGGCTCGATGCCGAAGGCAACCGCACGCGAGCGGACATAAGATGCCGCCGCCGAGATCGACTCCTTCATCACATCACGCAGGTTGCCGGTGACGGTCATCTTACCCTTGCCCGGCATCATCACGCCTTCGATGGTAAGCAGCTCCCCGCCCACATCGGTCCATGCAAGCCCGGTGACCATACCGACCAGGTCCTCAGCTTCAATCTCGCCGTAGCGATACTTCGGCACGCCGAGATAGTCGCCGAGGTTCGCCGCGGTGACGGCAATGGTCTTCTTTTTCGAGGTCATCAACTCCTTCACCGCCTTGCGGATCAGGGTCGAGAGCTCGCGCTCGAGATTGCGAACCCCCGCTTCCCGCGTATAGCGGCGAATCATCAGCAACAGCGCCTCATCGTCGACCGACCATTCCTTGGGTTGCAGGCCGTGCTTGGTGACCGCATGCGGGATCAGATGCTTGCGCGCGATCTCGACTTTCTCATCCTCGGTGTAGCCGGCGATGCGGATGATCTCCATGCGGTCCATCAGCGGCGCCGGGATATTGAGCGTGTTCGCCGTGGTGATGAACATCACATTGGACAGATCGTAGTCGACCTCCAGGTAGTGGTCGTTGAAGGTGTGGTTCTGCTCGGGGTCGAGCACCTCGAGCAGCGCCGACGACGGATCGCCGCGGAAATCGGCGCCCATCTTGTCCACCTCGTCCAGCAGGAATAGCGGATTCGAGGTTTTGGCCTTGCGCATCGACTGGATGATCTTGCCGGGCATCGAGCCGATGTAGGTGCGCCGGTGGCCA